AGCTGCTTTAAGCTATCCTTTTACAGGAGATGCTGTTACCATGAGAGCTGGTTTGTCTTCACTTAATGCAATGATGGAAGCTATTCCAGAGTCATTTGAGTTATTTAAAACTAGATTAAACTCATATTGGAGTGGAGATGTAGCTACCGTTAAGACTAGATTTGCTGAATATACTAGTGGTGATGATAATTGGGAAATATTAAGACGTTTCTCAGAGAGTAAGGAAGCTAATGTAGGAGATAGAATGGTATTCAGTCTAGCTAATATGGCTAGGAATATGAATAATTCTAATTTCTTAACTTACTCAACTAAACTAATGGCAGCAACTGATGATGCTTTTGCTTATATTTTAGGTAGAGCCAAGATGAGAGAGAAAGCTTTTCGTTCTGCTATGGATGCTAAAGGTAAAGGAGCTTTAACATCTTACGCTGAGATAGAACCTGAACTAATCAGAGTATATGAAGAAGATTTCTATGCACAAATATTTGATGGTAATGGTAATATCATAGATGAAGCTACTAAGTTTGCACGGAAAGAAGTTACGTTAACTCAGGAACTAACTGGATTTGCTGAAGGTTTAAACTCAGTATTCCAACAGAATCCATGGGCAAAACCTTTCTTCTTATTCGCTAGAACTGGGGTAAACGGATTAAATCTTACTGCTAAACATACACCTGGATTTAACTTCTTTGTTAAAGAATGGAATGATATAGCATTTGCTAATCCAAGTAACTTAGAAAGTGTAGCTAGATATGGTATAACTACACCAGCTGAATTAGCTAATGCTAAGGCGTTACAAGTAGGTAGATTATCTATGGGTTCTGCTGTAATCAGTATGGCTGCGTGGTCTTGGATGAATGGTAATCTAACAGGTAATGGACCTGTAGATAGACAGAAAAGACAGACATGGATAGATGCTGGATACAAAGCTAGAACTATTAAATTAGGTGATGTAAGGATAGGATATGATGCTTTTGAACCATTTAACCAAATAATGTCTATCGTTGCTGATATTGGTGATGCTAGTCAGTTAATGGGAGAAGAATGGACAGAAGATCAATTACAAAAGATGTCGTTACTTGTAGCTCAAGGTTTAACAAGTAAGTCTTACTTAGCTGGGATGCAACAATTTGTCGATTTATTTGCTGGTAAGCCAGGTCAATTCGATAGAATTATTGCTGGATTAGCTAACAATCAAGTACCTTTAGCTGGTTTAAGAAATGAATTAGGTAAACTATTCACACCTTATACAAGGGAATTAGGGTCTGGTATTGAAGATGCTATTAGAAATAGAAACCTAACAACAGAAAATATAACTGGAGAACAATTACCTATTAAATATGATCTTCTGAACGGTAAACCTATTAAAGATCATGATCCTCTAACAAGAATGTTTAATGCTGTTAGTCCTGTATCATTTAATTTAGATAATTCACCAGCTAGAGCTTTTTTATTTAGATCTGGTTATGACTTGAGAACTTCAACTTATTTCTCACCTGGACCTAATAGTATTGATTTAACAGATTCTCCAAAGATAAGATCCTTATATCAAAAAGCTATAGGTGATCAAAACTTAGAACTTCAGATATTAAAACTATCAAAGACTAAAAGAGCACAAGCATCTTTACTTGAAATGGAAAAAGACATAAGAGATGGTAATAGAGGTGCTTTTGAAGCTAAAGATTATTATCATAATAGAGAATTAAGAAGAATAATAAATAGAGCAAGAGAAAATGCTTGGTGGAGTCTAAGAGATAATCGTTTGGTTATGGATTTAACTCTTGAACAATCTAGTAAAAAACAAAAAAGAGAACAGAAGACCACCAAAACTTCTTTTGATGAAGTCCTTACAATTTACAAATAAACAATGGCAAGTTTTAAACAATACACTGCAAGTGGAGGTGCTTCAGAAGCTTTTTCTATTTCTACCTTCTCTTCAGATGAAATCAAAGTATACGTAGATAATGTCTTAAAGACAGCAACTACACATTATAACATAACAAATTATACAGCAAATGGCGGTACAGTAACCTGGACATCAGGTAACGTACCAGCTAGTCCAGCTGTAGTTCGTATCGTAAGAGATACAGGTGTAATAACTGCTAGAGCTACATATTCAGCAGGTTCTTCTGTTAAAGCAGGTGATCTAAACAATAACCAAACACAAGTTTTAAGATCTTTAGAAGAGCAAGACGATCAGTTAATACAGTCATATGATGTAGAAAACGATGCAATAACAAGTGCAAAGTTAGATACTGATATAGATATAGCCGGTACATTAGATGTTACAGGTGTTACAACATTAGATAGCACATTAAGTGTAGCTAGTAATGCAACAGTAGGTGGTACATTAGGTGTTACTGGTGCTACAACAGTAGGCGGTACATTAGGTGTTACTGGTACTACAACGGCTGCAGCAATTAATGCTAGCGGTGCTGTTGGTGTAGACGGTAATTTCGATGTTAATACCAACAAATTTACTGTTGCAAGTTCTAGTGGTAATACAACTGTAGCTGGTACGTTAGGTGTTACTGGTTTATCAACTTTAGCATCAGTAGATATAAATGGTGGAGCAATTGATAATACAACTATAGGTGCATCTTCAGCATCTGCAGGAACCTTTACAGAGGGAACTATAGCTACAGCTGACATCAATGGAGGGGCTATAGATGGTACAATCATTGGAGCCAACTCAGCAGCTGCAGGAACCTTTACAAATGGAACTATAGCTACAGCTGACATCAATGGTGGAGCTATTGACGGAACAACTATTGGAGCTAACTCAGCAGCAGCTGGTACTTTTACAAATGGAACTATAGCTACAGCTGATATCAATGGAGGTGCTATAGATGGCACAACTATAGGAGCTAACTCCGCTGCAGCTGGTACATTTACAACTGTTAATGCTTCTGGTGCTATAACTGGTAATTTAACTGGTAATGCAGATACAGCTACAGATTTAGCTGCTGCAACTAAGATTACAGCTTCAGAACAAGCAGCTCATTCAGTAAACGATACTACATATTTCACTACTTCTGCAACTGAAGCTAGATACTTTAATACTTCAACTGGAGAAACGATTAAAGATGGTGACTCATTCCCTGACAACGATACAACTATTGCAACTACAGCAGCTATCAATGACAGGATAGTTGAACTAGTAACAGAAGTAGGTGGTTTTGTACCTATTGCTAATGAGAACTCTTTCCCTACAACTAATCCAGATATAAATAATGGTTACGGAACTCTAGTAAGTATCCAATCACTATCTGAAAATATTACAACTGGTTCTGGAGTAACAAGTAATAATACTATAGCTCAAACAACTGCTGGAACTGCTGTAAATATTATTGGATTAACTGCAAGCACAACCTATGCTGCTACCTTTGGAATGATAGTTGAAACTACTCCTACATTAAACGAGTATAGATATCATAGATTATCTCCTAAAGCAACTGAAGTTACTACCGTTGCTGGTAAGGCAACTGAAATAACAACTTGCCATACTAATATAACTAATATTAACGCTGTAGCTGCTGATATATCAGATATCAATGCTGTAGCTGCAGATGCAACAGATATTGGAGCAGTAGCCGCTAAAGCAACAGAGATAGGCCGTCTTGGTACAGCTGATGCTGTAGCAGATTTAGCACTATTAGGTACAACAGCAGTTGTTGAAGATCTAAACTTATTAGGTACTTCAGCAGCCGTAGCTGATATGGCATTGCTAGGTGATTCTGCAGTTATAGCTGACATGGCTACTATTGCTGATACTAGTAATCTGATAGCTAATATAGGAACTGTTGCAGGTATACAAGCTAATGTAACTACAGTTGCAAGTAATAATGCTAATGTAACTACAGTTGCAGGTAACATAGGTACTGTTAATGACTTTGGAGCTAGATATAGAGCAGCTACAAATAATGCTGGAGAATATGGATCTAATAACGATGCAGGTGATTTATACTTTAATACTGATATTAATGCACTTAAAGTTTGGACTGGTAGTGCTTGGGTAGCTGGTGTCACACAGACTGGAGATTACGCAGTTACAACAGGAGATACATTTACAGGTAATTTAAAACTTAACGATAGTGTTGAATTTAGAGTTGGGACTGGAGATGATTTAAAAGTTTGGCATGCTAGTGATGTAAATAATATTAGTAGTACTAATGGTAAAATAGTTTTAGCAACAACTGCTGGTAATAGTGATATTGAGGTAACTCCACATGGGTCTGGTGTTGTAAAATTAGATGGACTTAGCTGGCCTACAGCTGATGGTTCAGCCAGTCAATACTTAAAGACAAATGGATCGGGAGTTTTATCTTGGGGAGCTGTAGCTGCTGAAGATATGTCTAATGTGTCTAGTGCTTCTATAGCTGGAAGGTTAGGTACAGATTCTATAGCAACAACTAAGATTGCTGCTGGAGCTTTACCAACAGACGTAACAGTAGTTAATGCAAATGTTGATGCGAGTGCAGCGATAGCAGGAACAAAGATTTCTCCTGATTTTGGTTCGCAGAATATAGTGACAACTGGTGAAATTCAGTTAGATAGTCATGCCGAAATATCGACAAAAACAGGAGCAACAGATGCTGTTGTTAATGGTGTAACTGGTCACGTATTACAAAATTCGTTAACCCTAGACTCTAAAACATACGATTTGTTTTTATATTCTGGAGGAAAAACTACTTTCGGTAGTGCTGATGGTGCTACTCACGAAGTAATGAGAATCACTAACTCTAAACTTGGGAACAGTACACACGGTAAAGTAACACTCAACTATGTAACAGCTCCTGCGGGTGGTAGTACTTCGTCTGCTACGAAATTAGAAACTACCTCTGCTGGTATTGATGTAACAGGAAACATAGCAGTTTCAGGAACAGTTGACGGTATTGATATAGCTACAGATGTTGCAGCTAACACAGCTAAAGTA